TGAGAAAGCGCAGCAAGTACAAGCCACGCCCGGTGTTGACCGACCCGGTGGCGTATGTGGTGGAGAGCAGCACGCCGCTGGTTGACCACGGCACCTACGTGATCGACTGGAAGCTGAAGAACCACATGGCCATGGAGACCCTGATGAAGGGCATGGCCAAGAAGCCCCATCTGGACACGGTGGTGGCGGCTCGGAACGTGACCGAGGGTCTGATGGTGACGCTTGGTGGTGCGGACGTGGACGGCACGCTGGTGCGGTCTGGGGCTGCGCTGATGGACGTCTGCGACCGGGCCAACGCTGGGAAGGGCACGACGTTGAGGGCACCGGAGATGCAGGCGTTAAGAGACCTGATGTCCTTGCACGACGAGCTGCTGGACGTGGTGACGGTGGGCCAGATGGAGAGGGCCATCGCCTACATCAAGAAGGAAATTCGGGCCGGACGGGCCGAGCAACTGAAGGGGATCCGCGTCCCTCTACATCATGACCGGGTATGCCTTTACCAAAGGCTACGAGCAGGGCTACGTCGAGGGGCGTGACCGGGCATTGATGGACGACCAGTCGCTGTACAAGCACTGCACGGCGTGGTGGTTCGATGGCAACGAGCCACGGGCCATCAAAGAGATCAACAAATACTGTGAACGGAGAATCAAATGACTCAAAAAGACATCCACGGTGGGCCAGCGTTCCCAGTGGTCCACAACAACTGGACCAAAACAGGCATGACACTGCGCGATTACTTCGCGGCCAAGGTGGTGCAGTCAATGCTTGCCGACCCATTCTTTTCAAATGTCACACAAGGGGAAATTGCTCGGTTGGCATACGACATGGCCGACTCCATGCTTGAGGCGAGGGAAGCATGAAATTCAGAAAGAAACCCGTGGTCATTGAGGCCACCCAATGGTTCAAGCACGGCGACCATCCTGCCGTGCTCATGTGCTGGTTCAATTCTGATGGCCGAGTCCGATGGGCACCGGGCGACCACCAAGCAATAAACATCTACGGATGCACACAACGACCCGCCATCAAAACCCTTGAAGGGTGGCACGAGGTAGCGGCAGGCGACTGGATCATCACCGGCGTAAAGGGTGAGCACTACCCATGCAAGCCCGACATCTTTGAAGCAACTTATGAGGTGGTTGAATGACATCAAGAGAACAATTCGAGCAAGAGCATTTCGGCATCAGCCCCGCCAAGGTGGGCCGCAGGTACCACGCCGCTATGGCATGGGGGCCAAGCGCATGGCGCAAGAGCATGAAGTACTGGGCTGCGCTGTGGCTGGGCTTTGTGTTGGGTGCCATCGGTGCTGGTGTGCTGGCTGTGTTTGTGGGGGTGGTGCGATGAACGACCTGACCAAGATTCTGAACAACCCGGAGGAACACTACCCCGGCAACTTCGACACACCACAACGTGCCAACGCACTGCTGACAAGGCGGCATGGACTATGGCGCGAACCACGAACGACCTATTCAAACAGATGGGAGAGAACACATGAACGAAGCACTGCAAATCCTGTTGTCGCTGGCCTTTGGCGCGGCGTTTGGCTTGATAGTGGGCTGGATGCTGTGGGGAGAGAAGCGCAAATGAACTGGGAAAAAGTGCAAGCCATCATCCTCTACATCTTGCTGACCGCATCGCTGGTCGGCTTGGTGTTCATGTTCACCATGCTGTGGATTGCCATATGAAAACACTGGCTATTTTTATTTTGATACTGGCGTCCTTTATGCTGGGCCAGTACCTTGACCAAGATTTGATTCAACAAAAGACGGAGGCCAAGTAATGGCGATACATACGGACGAGGTGATCCGCAACCACCTACGAGAGCACCAAGGGCAGACCGTGACGCAGATCGCGTCGGCACTGAGCCTTGGACCGTCTCGGGTGCGTGCGGTTTTGAAGAGCATGGTAGACGTGTACGTCAGCGGCTACACGCCCAACACCGATGGGGTGTCGGGACGGGCGGTCCCGAGTGTCGCGGTGTACTGCGTGGCCGAGATTCCGAAGGACTGCCCAGCACCATGATCAAGACCATCTTTGCAGACTTCATCCACATCTTCCAGCCACCGACGGCTGACGAGATGGTGGCCGAGGAGCTGGAGCAGGCACGGCGCGAGCTGCTCAAGGCGCACAGCGCCGAGGAGTACGCTCGGTCTATGGCGCAGTACCACCAAGAGCGGATCACCCGGTTGACCAACATCATTGAATTTGGAGAACAAGATGAACGAACGAGAACTCGACTTGCTGGTCGCAGACCTGCAGCATGAAAACAAGCAAATCAGAAACCAGCGGGACGCGGCCATTGAAGAAGCCCTGCGTCTCAGGCACACCCTTGAGCACATCTACGCCAAGTGCATTCTGGCCGTTCAGGATGGTGGACCCAGCCGTATTGGAGGCGCTCCACCGAGCCACGCTGACAAATCGTCGTACTGAGCAACTCAACCAACTTGGCGAGGCATTGATATGACGCAGGTAAAACGCAACGTCTTTGAGGAGTGGGTCGAGAGGTACCAGAACAACCCAGTGGCCTTCGTTGACGAGGTGCTGGGGGTGACGCCGGACAAGTGGCAGATCAAGTTCTTGATGGCCATCGCCAAGGGCAACCGGCGCGTGAGCGTGCGGTCCGGCCACGGCGTGGGAAAGTCCACCGCCAGTGCGTGGGCGATGCTCTGGTACTTCATGACCCGCTCGCCGGTCAAGGTGGTGGTGACCGCACCGACCAGCTCGCAACTGTTCGACGCCATGTTTGCGGAGCTGAAGCGGTGGGTGCTGCAGATGCCGCAACCGCTGCAGGACTTGGTGACGGTCAAGCAGGACCGCATTGTGTTCAACGCCGCACCGGACGAGATGTTTATCTCGGCGCGTACATCACGGGCCGAGCAGCCAGAAGCCCTGCAGGGTATCCACAGCGACAACGTGATGCTGGTGGCCGACGAGGCGTCCGGCGTGCCCGAGCAGGTGTTTGAGGCCGCGGCTGGATCGATGTCTGGCCACAACGCGGTGACGCTGCTGCTGGGCAACCCAACGCGATCCAGCGGGTTTTTTTACGACACGCACAACCGACTGAGCAGCGACTGGGTGACGTTCCGGGTGTCGTGCGTGGACTCACCAAGGGTTTCTACCGAGTACGTCGAGGAGATGAAGAGCCGGTATGGCGAGGAGAGCAACGCGTACCGCATCCGCGTGCTGGGCGAGTTCCCAAGGTCCGACGACGACACGATCATCTCCATGGAGCTGATTGAGGCGGCGAAGAACCGCGACGTGGCCCCGACCAAGTACGCGCCCATGATCTGGGGGCTGGACGTGGCACGGTTTGGCTCGGACAGCTCCAGCCTGACCAAGCGCCGGGGCAACACGGTGACCGAGGCCAGCCGGGTGTGGCGCAACTTGGACCTGATGCAACTGACCGGGGCCGTGGTGGCCGAGTACGAGGCGCAGCAGGAGCAGGAGAAGCCCGAGTCGATCATGGTGGACAGCATCGGGCTGGGCGCTGGCGTGGTGGACCGGCTGAAGGAGCTGGGCCTGCCTGCGGTGGGCATCAACGTGAGCGAAAGCCCCAGCTTCTCGCCCAACCAGACCTACGCCAACCTGAAGGCCGAGCTTTGGTACAAGTGCAAGGCGTGGTTTGAGAAGCGCGACTGCCGCATCCCAGACGACAGCCGCCTGACGGCAGAGCTGGCCACCGTGCGGTACACGTTTTCCAGCACGGGCAAGACCCGCGTGGAGTCCAAGGAGGACATCAAGAAGCGCGGCCTGAAATCACCCGACTGCGCTGATTCGCTGATCCTGACGTTTGCCGGTGACGCGGCCACGGGCATGTATGGCTCCACTGGTGGCTCAAAGAACTGGGCCAAGCCTCTGCGAAGGAATGTGCCACGGCTGGCGTAAAGGTGCGAAAATCACGCGCAAGCGAGGTGAACTTATGCCACTCAAACAGGGCTATTCTCAAAAAACGGTCTCTTCCAACATCAAGAAAGAGGTCAAGGCTGGCAAACCGCAGAAGCAGGCGGTGGCCATTGCCCTGTCTGTAGCTGAAAAGGCCAAGGCCAAGAAAGGCAAAAAATGAAGGGTCTGTACGCAAACATTGCGGCAAAGCGCGAGCGCATCAAAGAAGGCTCCAAAGAGAAGATGCGCAAACCCGGCACCAAGGGTGCCCCAACCGCTGCGGCCTTCAAGGCCTCGGCAAAAACCGCCAAGAAAGGCAAATGAACATGGCCACCAAGAAGATGATCCCAATCAAGTCGTTCAAACCCTGCGCCGATTGCCCAACACCGGGCAAGTGCAAGGCCGCTGGCAAGTGCATGGCCAAGGCAAAAGCCAAGTGATGGCCAACAACGTAAAGTGGTGAGAACATGAAAAAGTACGACACGGACGAGAACTACCAAGACGACGGCATGCACGAGGCTGAAGAGATTCAGCGCGAGGAGGCCGAGCTGGACGAGGAAGAGACCGGCGAGTCGTCTGCCCTGTTCATGAACGAGCACGACTTCCAGTCGGTGGTCTCTGCCGAGATTGAGGACGCCGTTACCTACATCGACACCGACCTCAGTCCGTCCCGCGCTCAGGCCACGGCCTACTACCGAGGCGACCCGTTCGGCAACGAGGAAGAGGGCAACAGCCGCGTGGTGGCCACCGAGGTGCGCGACACGGTCAACGCCATGCTGCCCAGCATCATGCGGGTGTTCTTCAGCTCTGAGCGCGTGGTCGAGTTCATGCCCCGTGGCCCCGAAGACGTCAAGTCGTCGGAGCAGGCGAGCGACTACGCCAACTACGTCCTGAACCAAGACAACCCCGGCTTCATGGTGATGTACGGCACCTTCAAGGACAGCTTGGTCCGAAAGTGCGGCATCGTGAAGGCTTGGTGGGCCAAGAACACCACCGTGCGAACCGAGAAGTACACCGGGCTGGACGAGGGCACCGTGATGCTGATCCAGCAGGAGCCGGGTGCCGTGGTGACCGTGATCACCCAGTACGACGACCCCGATGTGGCCGAGCCTCAGTTGACCATGGACCCCATGACCGGCCAGCCAATGATGGTGCCGGTCCCCCAGTTGTTTGACGTCGAGGTCAAGCGCACGATTGAGGAGGGCAAGATTTACATCGAGGGCGTGCCACCGGAAGAGTTCCTGATTGACCGAAACGCTCGTGATTTGGACTCCGCTGCCTTTGTCGGCCACCGCAAGATGGCGACCGTGGCCGAGCTGCTGGAAATGGGCTACGACGAAGACCTGATCATGGAGAACATCTCCACGACCGACTTTGAGTACAACGACGAGTACCTGCGCCGCCGTCCAACGACCACCACCATGGGGTCGCTGAACGAGTCGCACAACCCGGCCATGCAGCGTGCGCTGTACGTCGAGGGCTACATGCGCGTGGACTACGACGGCGACGGCATCCCTGAGCTGCGCAAGGTGTGTTGCTTGGGCGAGGGCTACACCATCGTGAACAACGAGCCAGCCGACTTGGTGGGCTTTGCCGACTTCCCGTGCGATCCCGAGCCACACACCTCGCCGCTGGAAGCCAACAGCGTGTTCGACTACACCAAGGACTTGCAGGAGATCAAGAGCGACATCCTGCGAAACACCTTGGACAGCTTGGCCCAGAGCATTCACCCACGCACCGCCGTGGTCGAGGGTCAGGTCAACATGGACGACGTCTTGAACAACGAGACGGGTGCCATCATTCGCATGCGAGCACCCGGCATGGTGATGCCATTGGCCCAGCCGTTTGTCGGCCAAGCCGCGTTTCCGATGCTGGAGTACATGGACAGCATCAAGGAGGAGCGCACCGGCATGAGCCGTGCGTCGATGGGCCTGAATGCCGACGCGCTGCAGTCCAGCACCAAGGCGGCTGTGAGCGCCACCGTGTCGGCCAACCAGATGCGCATCGAGCTGACCACGCGCATCTTGGCCGAGGGCATGAAGAAGCTGTTCAAGTTGATCCTGCAGTTGTCTGTGAAGCACCAAGACAAGCCGCGCATGGTCCGCATGCGCAACGAGTGGGTGCAGGTTGACCCACGCTCGTGGGACGCCACCATGGACGTGTCCATCAACGTGGGCATGGGCACTGGCGACACCGAGCAGAAGATGCAGATGCTGGCCATGATCAGCTCTAAGCAGGAGCAGGCATTGATGCAGATGGGTCCAATGAACCCGCTGGTGTCGCCTGCGCAGTACGCCAACACGCTGCGCAAGATGGTCGAGCTTGCCGGGTTCAAGGACGCCAGCCAGTTCTTCAACGCAATCCCCGCAGACTACCAGCCACCGCAGGCCACGCAGCCAGCCAAGCCATCGCCTGAAGAGATGCTGGCACAGGTGCAGGTGCAGTCGATTCAGGCCGACATCCAGAAGAAGGCCGCAGAGCTGCAGCTTGAGGAGAAGAAGGCGATGATGGCCGACGACCGCGAGCGCGACAAGATTGAGACCGACCGCTTCATCAAGCTGCGCGAGCTGGAGCTGAAGTACGGCGCGGTGATCAACGAGCAGCAATTGAACGAGCAAGTCGAGCGTGACCGCATGGCCATGCAGACGATGAATCCGGGTGTGGTCTGATGGCCAACCTGCACGACACACTGGAGCTGGGACGCGAAGCTGAGGAGCTGATGAGTCCCGGCTCGACGCTCAACGAAGCGTTAAAGGAACTGCAAGACCGTTACACAAACGAGTGGAAAGATAGTAAAGTTGATGAAGTCGAAAAGCGCGAGAAGGCCTACATGGCCATCACCGCAATTGAAGACATCAAGACCCAGTTGCAGACCTACATCGACCGCGCAACCTATGCGCAGCGGCAGGTCCAGCGGGGATGAGTTTGAAGTAACATAGGAATCAAAGACATGAGCGACACCACGGGTCAAACCAGTTCGCAGTCCATGACCGCAGCGCAAGCTGCATCAGCCTTTGAAGCGATGCTGCCCTTGGAAGAGGGAGAACAGCAAGAGCAAGAAGAGGCGCTGGAGGATGAGCAATCATCCGAATCCGTCGAGGCAGACGAGTCTGAAGAGGAGAACGCGTCAGACGAGGATGCCGAAGGCGAAGAGTCCGATGGGGATGAAGAAACCGAGCAGCAGGAACAGCCACCAAAATTCACCGTCAAAGTAGACGGCAAAGAAGTTGAGGTGTCGCTGGAAGAGCTGCAAAAGGGCTACAGCCGCACAGAGGACTACACGCGCAAGACACAGGCACTTGCCCAAGAGCGCAAAGCAGCTCAGGCAGAACTGGAGTCGGTGCGTACCGAGCGAGCA